AGAGATTGGTCGCCATGCGCCCCAAGATCGCCTGCAGCTGATAGAGCACCTCGAGCTCCTCGATGTTGATGACCTGACTCGCCAAACTAGCAGCGCCACCGGTGGAGTTCGGGACGAGTCCGCCGAAGGTCGTCACCGCAGAGAGCACCGCCCCGCAGCTCCCCACGAGTGCGTTCACCCGGGACTGCACGGCCAAGAGCGGTGTGAGGACCGAGTTCAAGACACTCTGCGCGGCGGAAGCGAAGGAGGACACCGCGCCGATCGCGGCGTCGAGCACGCCCAGGAGTGAGCTCAGCGGGCCATCGCTGATGCCACCGGCCAGCACCGTGACGCTCCCTAGATCATCGTTGATCGCATCGTCGATCGCCGCCGGCGCGAGGGTCGTCGTCTGATTCCCTAAGTCCGCAAGCACGGTGCAGGAGATCTGGTAGGGGATCTGGTTGAAGCGCTGAAAGTCGGCGTGGAATTCCGCGACGATCACGCTGTAGTTAAATTCCGAGAAAGTGAGCGATCGGGCGGTGCCCAGAATCCGCAGGGTATCCAGGTACCGCGCCCGATCGACGGCGGTGGATCCATAGAAAAGCCCGCCCCATTCGAGCGCTGCGTCCGCTCGTCCCATCGTATCGATCACGCGCGTGCCGCCGATGAGCTCGTGCACCGCCGTGCGCTGGCTGCCACCGACCTTGATCGAGGAAGGGACCTCGAGCCCGGAGAACTCGAAATCGCCCAACTTCACGATGGTTTGCGGCTGCATCAGTACACGCCGTTCATGCCGACCGAGGGTAGGGTCATGGACGGGTCAAACGCTTCTCCCCCCACGGGTTTGAATGCGTCCAACTGATGCGTCGACACCGCGTCCGCGACCTTCCGGCCGTCCATGTTGATTTGCGTGTGGATGGTAGTCCCGGCGCCGCCTTTGCCGTGATACACATACTTGCCCGGCTCGAAGCCCTTGTTCGGGTCGTATGAATCGGAAAATAGGCCGCCGATTTTCTCGCTCAAGTTGAATTTCTTATTGATCCAAGCTCCGATGGCATAGCCCCCGGCGCCGGCCGCGGCCAAGGCGAGCAACGGGACCGCGATAGCGCCTAAGCCTCCGGCCGCAGTCAGCAGAACACCGCCCAACGTGGCGATGCCCGGAATGAGCGCGAGCCCGCCTAGGCCCGCGGCGATCATGGTCACGGCGCCACCGGCGAGCATCAGTGCTCCCAAAGTGGTAAAGGCGACCACCAGCACTTTGGTCAAGTTCGGAAACTCTCGCGTGAATGAGAGGATGCCTTTGACGATGCTGGTCAAGCCCTGTACGCCCTTGATCGCGATCGGCAACACCGACATGCCCAACTCGCGCAACACGTTTTTCCACTGCGCGGAGAGCTGAATCATCTTGCCTTCCGGCGTGTTGGCCCCGGTGGCGCTCAGCTGGTCGATGTTTTGAGCATGCGCATTCGCGGCCGACTGAATTGCGATGGTGTCACGCTGCTGATAGGCGCGCGTCGCCAAGTTGGAGCCTGTCCTATTCCCGAGGATCATCCCGAGCTCGCGGATGATCGCCTCATCGCCCGTGATTCCGGCCTTGGCAAAAGCGGGCAGCAGCACTTTTTGCAGGAGCGGCATCAACCCTTCGGTTTCGAAGATATTCGAACCCACGAAGGCACCGGGGAGCGCCTTCTTGAGCGCGCCCTGGTCGTTAAACTCAACCTTGGATTTATCCAAGAGCCCCAAGCGATAGAGTTCCTGCTGTGCGGTGATGGTGCCGCGGCTCTGCACGAGGTTCTGATAGATCGACATGTTGCCGGTGCCGAAGCGCTGGCCGCCGAACTCCTGGATCAAGGGCTCGGAGTTTAAGTAGAAGGCCTCATTGCTCAGGCGCGAGAGCGATACGCCGCCGGTCTTAAGTGCCTGCAGCAATGCGCTTGCATCGACGCGCCCGCGGCTGCCCGCAATCACCTGTTGCGCGAAGTTCGCCTGCGCGCTGAATGCTGCGTTACTCGAGAGGCCGCCGCGAAATTCGATCACCTTCAGCAAGTCCATGAACTTGCCTTCATTCGCCCCACCCGTCTCCTTGCCGAACACCGCCTCGTTCGCGAACTTCATCTTCGCCATGATGGGAGCTGCCATCTCGGCGTGGCCCAGGTCCTTGAACACGGCCATTGCATCGGAGACGAGCGTCAGGTTCTCGCGTGCACTCGTGCCGTAGGTCTGCATGCCGAGCGCGAATTTCTGCGCATCCGCATTGACCTTGGCACCGAATCCCAAGGAGGCGAACTTCGCGGATTCCTGCGCCCAGGCCTTCGCTTCCTCGAGCGGGGCCTTCATCCCGAGAAGCATCGCGCCGCCCGTGCCCATCATCGCCCCGCCGATCAGGGCCGTCGTCTTGATCTTCTTCCACGACGCCTCGAGCGCCAAGATCTCCGCTTTCGTCTTGCCGATCGTGCCCTCAAGGATTTTGAAATGGCCGGCGATACCTAAGAGGCCGCCCGTGACGTCGTCGACGAGCTTTAAGCGGACCGCTACGGAATAGGCTTCAAATGCCACGCTAGTCCTGCAACTTGATCAGCTCACGGTTGATCTGAGTGCCCGTGAGCGTCTCGATCACTGCCCCGGCGCAAAGCCCGCGGATGTGATCGCGGTTCTTCCACAGGGCCGGGCCCACGACCGGCCGCGGCGGCATGCGGCTGGTGCCGTACTCGTGCTCGACCATCACCGGGTCTGTCGAGCCAACGATCCCCTCGAGCCCATCGCTCTCGTACTTGAAGCTTGCCTTCAAAGTCCCTTCGCGATAGAGCGGCGCGTTATCGGGAGCACCCAAGGCCGCCTTGGTCTTTTCGGTGGATTCGGCGAGAGGCTGCCAGGCACCATAAGGACCCGCCTGGTCCTGGTAATCCCCGATCTGCGCCTTCATGTCCTTTTTCAGTACTTTCAGGCAATCGTCGAGGGAGCGGTGCACTAGCGTGTGGAAGTTCACTTCGAGCGCGACCAAGTGTTCTGCAAACTCGAGCACCGAGAATTCGCGCATTTCTAGGAGTCCTCAAACTTCATGCGATTCCAGTCGAACTTGCCGCCCTCTTGCTCGGAGAAGACGATGCAGTAGGCCGCGCGGGTGATGTCATCGATTCCAAAGGCCACATCGAAGTCGAATCCGTTCTTTATGAGCCACAGGCACTCTTTCACGGCCGCTGAGGTAGCTATTTTTTTATGGCTGCCTTGTCGACCTCCGGATCGCTCGCGCCAAATGAGTCCCGCACACCCTTGATGACCGTCTCGATCCCGTCCTCGTCCAAGCGCGAGATCAAGGCCTCGAGTTGCAATTTGGTGGTGGGCTGCAAGACGAGATCCCCATCGATCGAGGTCACGAAAATGAGCGGTAGCACCATGCTCATGTAGACCTCGTTCTTGGCCGACTCGCCGGCCACCTCGATGATCCGGTACTGCGCCAGAACCCCGGGCTTCTTCAAAGTGATATTCCGCCCGCGCGCATCCGTGACCGTCACCTCGACGGCCGCCTTCGCGAGCACTTGGGCGCGGGGAGAGTCGACCAGCGTCACTTTTGCGTTCATGCAACCTTGAGGCGCGTCTGGGCGAGAAAAGACATCTTCTGCTTGACCGTCGCATCGCCTTTCCAGGCGCCCGCATCGTCGTACTTCAAGAGCACGTTCAAATACCGCCACTGGCTCACGTTGCCGTTCGGCTCCTGGATGATCTGCGTGATGCTTGCCGGCTGATCCTGGACGCCGGCGTAGTAGTCGGCCTCGATCTGCGCGAAGTAATCATCGAGAGTCGAGTCCATGCGGTCGTAGTCGAAGCTCCCCGACCAGCCGTCGGGGAATCTCACGTGGCGGGTGATGCCATCCAGGCCCTTGATCTTCTGATCGATGGTGTCCTGCTTCGACATGAAGCCGGTGATGAGACTCACCCCGAGCGGCGCGCCGTTTGCGACGATGACCAAGGTCACGTCGCTACCGACTGAGAACTGATTGACGGGCATGGGATTTCCTTACGCGGCGAGTGCGGTGGAGGACTTGATGATCTGGACCGAGGTGCCGCCCTCGACGTTCACTAAGAATTTCTCGATGATCGCCAAGTACTTCACCTGCACATCGACCTGCATGTAGCCCAAGGCAACACGGGAGGGCGGGTTGTTCGAGGCGTTCAAGGTGACGCTGTACGCAGGGCCGCCATTCGGGTCCCCGATCATGCCGGCTTGCTGCAAGTTATCGAGGAAGGAGGAGATGGTCGCCAAGGCCTGGGCCCTCACGGTGGCGCTCTGGAGCTTGCCGATGAAAATACCCATGCCGGCCTGAAAGGTCTTGACCAGATAATTGGTCATGCGCACGTAGTTATCGCCGTTGATGACGGGGTTCGAGGAGCTGTTGTGGCCG